AGCTGATGCTTTAGCAGCATCTGATAACAAGTAGCAGACGCCTTGGCGGCGTCAGATAACAAGTAGTGATGGTCAATAAATGTGTTGTGTGTATAATATGTGTGTAGAGTGTAGAAAATGGAGGGTGTTTCTAGATCTCACTCCACTACAACTACGGTAATTGCTAGCCTAATATGCATAACATGTGAGATAATACAAGAATATTTACAATTGCTTTACAATATTATATCACATTTACTTTACGGTTTCTTAACAATATGGTACAAATAAATTAAGGGGGCCTATGCCATTAGGAAATTTAAGCGCCATTAGCTCGTGTCTCAGCTTAGATAATAGCATAGCATATAGGGTAGTATGTCCTAGACTGAGATCGTTGATTGTAGATAGTCTCAGCTAGCTTAATAGGCATGTAATAGTTCTACCGAAGGGTAGATACTATACTTTGGGGGTAAATTGAATTACAATTAGTGGGGGTAGGCAAAAAGTAGTGGTTTGGCGGTTTATCAGCGGTACCCCCTCACCAAATATCTATCCTACTAGGTACTTATTTTGTACAGAAATTGAACATTAATAAAAAGAAACTGAGGACATAACTTTAACTATTGTATTTTATATTATTTTTCAATAACTTAAGGGGTCTATCATGGCTAAAGTACCGATGAATAAAAAAGGAAAAGCACCTGCTGGCAAAGCTAAAGGTAAGTCTAAAAAATGTTAAGGAGAGGAGAATGTTTATGTCTCCTGATAATGGTGATTTTGAACTAATAAAACAAATGATAAAGGATTTCTTAATTGTGTTTATTTATCCTGTGATCGTATTTCTGATGAAGAGAGTTTCAATGAAGAACGATAAAATACAAAAGATGATTGATGACCATAGTGTAAGAATTGCCGTAACCGAGTCTCAAGTTAGAGAAGTTAAAGACGACATAAAAGAAATAAAAGACAGCATAGATAAATTGCCTGAAAGAATTAAAACAGACATAAAGGATATTTTAAGCAATGGCAAAAAATAAAGATATTATTTTGCAAGAAAAAGAAGAATCCCCCGTAACTCAAGTTACAAATGAAATCCTTAGATTCATAGGGCGACCTACTGAATATTCCCCTGATGCTTGTAATAAAATTGTAGAGGCCGCAGCTAAAGGAGCGCATACTGCAGGAATGATATTGGCAGCAGGAGCTAAAAGTAGAACAACCTACTATAACTGGCAAAAAGATTATCCTGAGTTTAAAGAAGCTGTAGAACTAGCAAATTTAGTTAGCCAAGCTTATTATGAAAATCCAGATGTAATTAAAAACATCCCTACAACTTCATGGGCAATTATTATGAATAATAAGTTTCCTGAAGATTATAGTAGGACAGGGCAAACAACAACTTCAAATACTACGAACATAAATTTCAATACATTAAATCTTACAGACTCACAAAAGATAAACAGAATAAAAGGATTATTAGAAAAATTAAATACAGCAGGAAAAGACTTAGGTCAGTATCAAGACGCAGAGATTATATACAATGGAGAATAAAGATCTTGATGAGTTATTAGAACTTCTTCAAACAGAAGAAAGCAAGATTAAATATAATCGAATCTCGACTATTTTCCCTGATAATGGACCATATAGAAGAGAGTTATATGCGGCACATATTAAATTTATTAATGCATCCGCACATTACAACCAATTAGCGTTTATTGCTGCAAATAGGGTAGGTAAGACAGAGACAGGAGCATATATTATGACCTGTCATTTAACCGGTATTTATCCTGATTGGTGGGAAGGTAAAAAGTTTCTCAATCCGGTTAAAGCATGGGCGGCGGGTAAAACAACATCAAAAACTAAAGAAATCTTACAATCAGCTTTATTGGGAGATGATGATACAGATTTCGGTACGGGAATGATTCCTAAACATTTACTTGTTGGTACGCCTACTAAAAAACAAGGGGCTGCTAATTGTGTTGATATTGTTAAAGTAAGACATGTTAGTGGCGGCACCAGTACTTTAGCATTTAAATCATATGAGCAAGGAAGAGGGGGTTTTGAAGGAACTAAGATTCAAGTTATATGGTTAGATGAAGAGCCAGAAGATGAAAGTATATATAGTGAGTGTTTAATTCGTATAACAGACAGACATAGTCCCGGGGAAATACGCTGTACGTTTACTCCTTTATACGGTCTAACAGGAGTCGCATTACAGTTCTTGCCAGATTTATACGCAACTAGGGATGGATCAGTAAGAACAGATCCTCATAAGTTTGCAACTCAAACTACATGGGATGATGTACCGCATTTATCAAAAGAACAAAAAGAAGAGATGTATAAAGGTAGTCTTCCACATGAAAGAGAAGCCAGAAGTAAAGGTATTCCATCATTAGGGGCTGGGGCGGTATATCCAGTAATGTGGGATGATATTATAATTACTCCTATTCCAATATTGCCTTGGTGGCCTAAAGTATTTGGATTTGATACCGGTTGGGAAGTAAATGCAGCGGTATGGGTTGCACAAAATCCTGATGATAATGTATTATATGTGTATTCTGAATATTATGCTGGACGAGAACATATTGCTGTACACACCCATGCACTTAAACAAAGAGGGGCTTGGATTACAGGAGCCGCAGATGCTATGGCAGTTAATCAATCAGATGGGTCTAAAATGATTGAATTGTATATAAATGAAGGATTAAATTTAGTTAAAGCTAATAAACAGAATAGAGATTCCGGTATATTTAAAATATTACAATTATTAGAGACTGGGATGTTAAAAATATTTTCTACTTGCCCTAATTTAATAAGAGAATTACGAAGATATCATAGGGATGAAAAAGGAAAGATTGTTAAAAAGGATGACCATGCTCCTGATGCTTTACGATATGCAATTGATACTGGGCTAGAGTATTTAGATACTGAACCTAATAAATATTCTAATAATGCTGATGACTATGACGATTCTCAAAGAGATAAACATACGGGATATTAATTATGGCAAAATTAACGATTGATCAATTGCAAAAAGTAGATAATATCGCTGAATTATTAGATGACACAAAATTAGCTGAAATTTCTCAAGAAGTACTTGGGGGCTATAGAATCGATGATGAGAGTAGGCAAGATTGGTTAAATACGATCAATGAAGCAATAGATATTGCAATGCAGATCATGGATCATAAAGATTTTCCTTGGGATGGCTGCTCAAATATAAAATATCCTTTAATTACAGAAGCGGCTATTGAATACGCTTCTCAAACAATCCCAGAAATATTGCAAACTGATAGAATCGTAAAAATGAATGTGGTAGGAAGTGACCCTGATAATTCTAAATTTTTACGTGCAGAAAGAGTTTCAACATTTATATCTTATGATTTAACTTCACGGTCTCCTGATTGGGTTGATGGCACAGACAAGCTATTGCAAATATTGCCAGTAGTAGGAACAGTATTTAAGAAAACGTATTACAATGAACTAGAGCGTAGGATTTGTAGTGACCTGTGTAATCCAATGGATATTGTTATTAATGCTGGTGCGCAAAGTTTAGATGCGGCACGAAGAATAACACATAAATTAAAATTTTATAAAGACGATATTATTTCCAGACAAAGATTAGGTATTTATTTATCAAAGAAAAATAATGGAGATACTCTTGATGTTGATTGCTTAACTAGTAGTTTTTCTGAAGATCATAATCCTGAGAATAATAATATATCTTTTCAAGATAATGATGCTCCTTTAGAAATACTAGAACAACATTGTTATATTGATTTAGATGAAGATGGATATAAAGAGCCTTATATTGTAACAATTCATAAAGATTCGGGCCAAATATTTAGAATTAAAGCACGTTTTAAAAATGTTGAACTTAATGCTAAAAAGAAAATTATTCGTATTGGTGCTGATCAATCCTTCACAGACTATCATTTTATACGATCTTCCAACGGGTGTTTTTATTCAGTAGGATTTGGTAGCCTTTTGCTTCCTTTAAATAAAGCAATAAATTCATTATGTAATCAACTTATTGATAGTGGTACATTAAATAATACTCAAGGCGGATTATTAGGAAGTGGTATTCGTTTAAAAAATGGCGAATTAAAGTTTAAAATGGGCAGATGGCAGCATGTTAGTATGGCTGCTGGAGAAGAAATAAGTCGTAATGTTTTTCCTTGGCCAACAAAAGAACCTTCTCAGACATTGTTTCAATTATTAGGGCTAATGCTTAGAATTGGAAAAGATTTATCTTCTACAACAAAAGTAATGCAAGACCAACAGCCTTTGCAGAATGTTGCAAGTAATACTGTGAATCAATTAATAGAGCAAGGAAGTAAGGTTTTTGTGGCAATTAATAAACGACTATATAGAAGTTTACGTAAAGAATTTCAAAAAATATACTATTTAAACTCATTACATTTAACTAATGAAGAATATATGAATGTTCTTGACGATCCTTTAGCAAATAAAGATAAAGATTTTGAATTATCTGATTGCAATATTATGCCAGCAGCAGATCCAACGGTATCTACTGAAGCTCAGAGAATGTTTAAAGCTAATATTATTCATCAATTGTCAACAATTGACCATAGAGAGGCAGATAAATATACATTGCAATCAATGCAAATTGATCAAGCAGTAATTGATAAATTGATTCCTAAAGATAATGTTCCTGTTCCTCCTGAGCAACAAATTGCGCAAGCTAAAATACAGAAGATTCAAACTGATATTGCTAATATTTCTGCTCAAGCTACATTGAAAACTCATGAATTACAAATACAGCAAGCCAAACTACAGCAAGATATTAAGAATTCAGAGGCACAAATACAATATTACAGCGCATTAGTTTGGAAATTACAGCAAGATGCTTTACATAATATGAGAAAAGACAATACAACTGAAACTAAAATGCAAGCCCAAGAACAATTAAAATCTGTAGCAGAACAACATAAACAAATAATGGATCAACATGCGGCATCTTTAGAAGAAATTCGTTTAGCACATGAGATAATGAGTGCCCCAGCACCTTCTTCTATTATCCCAGAGGAGAATAAAAAATAAATGACTGAACAAAATAAAGAATTAAGCTTAGATATTAATGATTTTATTAATTGGAGAGATGATAAAGTTACTCAGTATTTTAAAAAATATGTCGAAGATGTTCGAGATGATACAATAAATGCTAGATTAAGTAGAGCATATATTGAAGATTCAGCAGGAGGGCAATTAAAATTAAACTATTTTCTTGGATATTCCGATGCTATAGAAAATATTTTAGAGTTTATAACATTTAATGTAGACAAAGATGGAGTAATAGATGAGACATAGACCTTTATTTAGTAAAGTAGTTGTACGATTAGATAAAATTGAAAGAAAGAAAGAAGAAGTTTCTGAGGGTGGTTTAATTTTAGCTATTAAATCTAATGAAGATTTAGAGTTAGAGCAAGAAGGAATGTGTTATGGTACTATTGTGGCAATGGGGCCGTATGTAGGTTACCGCAGAGGTGTTCCTTTAGAAGTAATATCTTCTCAAGTTAAACTAGGTAATAAAGTTTTATTATATAAACATGCCGGAAACTTGTTAGAAAGTGATGACGAGTACACATATAGAGCTGTAGAGGATTTAGATTTAGTGACAGTAATAGAAGAGGGGAGTTATGAGTTATGAGTGCTATAGAAAAAGAAACAGTTTTAGAAAATGAGATAAATGAACATGAAAATACTGTAGATACAGAAGATAATAAAGCTTATGAAGAACTTGCAAAATCATATGGTTGGAATTCTTCTGGGGTTCGTACTGCAAAAGAGTATATTTTATACGCTTTAGATAATCTTCCTAAAAAAAATGCGGCATTAGAGATAAAAAACAAAGTAATTGAAGATAAAGATAAAAAATTAGCAGAAATGGAAGTCATTTTAAATCAATTATCGATTGATGTCTCTAAACAAAAAGAACAAGCATATCAACAAGCATTAAATGACATTAAAATGCAACGAAATATGGCAATTTCCCAAGGAGATGCGGCATTAGTTGAACAACTTGATATGCGTCAAGAAAATATTAAACAAGAATTTCAAAATACCGATAAAGAAGCTAAAGATATGAAAGAACAAGCTTATAATAAGCTTTTAATTGATAACTTTAGAGAAGAAAATAACCAATGGATTTACGGGAAATCGGTAGATGAGCTTGAAATGCAAGCATATGCAAAGCAATTAGAGGCTGTAATGACTAGTCAAGGAATGGACTTAAAAGAACAACTTGATGCATTAAATCAAGCAATTCATAAAAAATATCATGATTATTTTGAAGAAAAAGAAGTAAAACCTGCAGTGGAAGGTGTGCAAGTTGAGAGAAATGTGATTACTAAAGGTAAAAAAACATATACAATCAATGATTTAAATGATGCGCAACGAATGGCTGCAAAATATTTAGCTGATAGAGGCACAATGACTGTAGAAAATTATATTAAAAAGTTAATAGAAACTGGAGATTTGGCATGAAAGATGATAGAATTATATCAGAAGTTGAAGACAGGGTGCCAGAAACAAGCACTAAGCGTAGAGCAAAATTAGTAGCAGAACGGATTCCTGTCTATAAACAACAAGCTTTAACATATCTTGAACAAGAACCAGGTTTTAAATATCGTTATGTAAATGATAGACCTGGCAGAATACAGAAGTTCCTTCGTGCAGGTTGGGAACTAGTCAAAGGTGACGTTGCAGATACTTATACTGGCAAAGGCCGGTCAGAAGCTTCTACACAAGGCTCACATATAGAAAGAATTACTAATCCTAATGGTCTTCATAAAAATGATATTTTAATGCGTATTCCATTAGATATTTATTTAGAAGATCAAAAAGAAAAAGAAAAACAATTAGATGCAAGTGAAGAAGATATTGATCCTACAGGGCAGTTACGACGAGCAAGGAAACTAAGTTCGAAGTTTAATAATACATAAATTTTGGGGTATAAATTATGGCTAATTCAAATGCGCCTTCAGGATTTTCACCAGTTAATGGTAATCCTCAAGTCCATATGTACTATAAAAGTGCGGCAGTACAATTAGGTATTGGAGATCCTGTAGTAAGAGCTGCGGACTCTGCAGATCCAAAAGGATATGCAGCTGTTACTCGTGCAACTACAGGTTCTTATGTTACAGGAGTAGTGGTAGGTATTGTAGTTGACTCTACAAGAACATATCCTTATTTAAAATCAGGTGATTCTGGGTATGTTTTAGTTGCAGATGGTCCTAACGAAGAATTTCATGTTCTTGATAATGGTGGAGCTTCTGGACTGGTTGTTACTCAAATAGGTCAACATATCAATAGTGTGGCTGCTATTGATTGTAATACAACATCAGGTCGTTCTAAATATGCACTTGATACCGAGGCAGTAGCTACTAACAATACTTGGCTTGTAGTACGTAAAGATGATAAACCAGGTAATGACGTTGGAGCATATTGCAGATGGATCGTTAAACCTAACTTACATACAGAAGTTAATGCTGGTGTAACTAATCTTAAAGAAATATAAGGTGGAGATATATTATGATTTTTACTAGTGGAACTGCCTTATCAGCATTGCGTCCTGGGGTGCATGAATGGTATGGTTTAGGATATAACCGTTATCCAGAACAATTTAGTCAAATATTTGAAATGCTTAAATCAGAAATGAATTACGAGCGTGATGTAAATATGTATGGACTAGGTGTTGCAAGAGTTAGACCTGAAGCAACTCAAACTGAATATGATTTTATGGGTGAAGGTTTTAGATTTGATTATATTCCAGTAGATTATTCTAATGGAATAAAAATATCTCATCAAGCGATTCGCGATAATTTATATATGAAGTTAGGTGAAGAGTTCACTAAAGAGTTGGGTAATAGCTTTAGAGAATGTAAAGAAATAGTCGCTGCTAGATTATTTAACAGCGCTTTCTCTAGTTCTATTACTTATGCAGATGGCTTACAACTTTGCTCTAGTGCACATTTACTTTCTGGAGGAGGTACTTTTGCAAATACTCCTAGTGTGGACTGTGATTTGTCCGAATTAGCTATAGAAAATGCTGTACAGCAAATTCAAGCATATACAGATGATCGTGGAAAATTACGTAGAGTTGTGCCTCAAATGCTTATTGTTCCCAGAGGAGAGCAATTTAATGCTAATAGAATACTAATGTCCAATTTGCGTTCTGGAACAGCAGAAAACGATATTAACGTTCTTAATGCTCAAAAAGTTTTCTCTAAAGGAATAATGGTTTATCAATATCTTACTGACGCTGACGCTTGGTTTATTCAAACTGATGCTGCTAAAGGTATGCGATATTTCCAAAGAGAGCCTTTACAAATTCAATCTGATGTTGAGTTTGATACTGATGCGATCAAAATTAAAGGATATGAAGCATATTCTGTAGGTTGTACTGATTTAATGGGTATTTGGGGAACTGCAGGAGCTTAGTTTATCGAACTAATTAAATTTTAAATTATTTTAACGCCATTGGTGTTAATTAGGAGATACTGTTAATGAAAATATCAAATTTTCCAAATGGGTTCAACAATGGGTTAATGGTTAGGGGTTTACCCCTAACTATGGCTCATCCTGGGCAAATATTTTGGGTTAATAACTCTGGGGTTCTGCCATATAATGGTGTTGGAGCTTCAAATAATAATGCAGGAACTTATCTAGCTCCTTTCTCTACTTTAAACTATGCAGTTACTCAATGTACAGCTTCTCGTGGTGATATAATAATGATTATGCCAGGACATGCTGAGACAATTTCTAGTGCTACTGCATTAGCTCTTAATAAAGCTGGAGTCGCTGTTGTTGGGTTAGGAAAAGGAACAACACGACCAACATTTACTTTAAATACTGCCACTACAACAACAATTGCTGTTAGTGCAGCTAATATTTCTATTGTTAATTGTTTGTTTAAAGCTAATTTTGCAGCTATTGTTGCTTTATTTACTTTATCAACAGCAAAATATTTTAATTTACAAGATTGTGATTTTGTAGATAATTCTTCTATTCTTAATTTTAAATGGATTGTTAACGTTGGTACTACTGCTAATGCTGCAGATGGATTAAGGATCGAAGATTGTAAAAGAATGGGGGCAGGAGCTACTAACGCCACTGCATTAGTTAATATGGCAGGAACTAATGATAACGTTGTTATAAAAAATAACTATGTTGCACATAACGCAACAACTGATGCTGGTTTAATGCCTATTGCTACAGGTAAAGTAGTTACTAACTTAGATGTTGATAATAATGTTATAAATTTAGTTGGTTCTGCTGGAGCTACTACAGGTATATTAATTACCACTGATGGAACTACTAATAGTGGTATTGTTAGACGTAATTTTGTTCAAAGCTTAGACGCTACTTCTGAGATATTAGTTACGGCATCTTCTGGACTTATTTATAGCCAAAATTACTATTCTGGAGCCGCTGATAAATCAGGATATTTACTACCTGCAGCTGATGCTTAATAGGGGTACCTTTAATGGCTAATACAATAACTCAAAGAACTTTATTGGGCGGGGGAACGGATAGGGATATCGTTCGCCTCATTCATATTATTTCTGATGGTTCAGAAGAAACAGATACTATTATTTTTGACAATAGCACTTTTTGTAATAATGTAACTAAAGGAGCCTTAATGTCTATAATGGCCTCTGGGGCATCAGCACTATTGCGTTTAGAATGGGATCAGACTACAGATAGTCCAATAATTGCCGTAGATCCTTCTCAGAACCCTAATTTTTGTTTTGAGGCTTTTGGAGGTATTAGTAATCCAGGAGCTACAGGAGCTACAGGAGATATTGTTCTCACAACTGCTAATTTAGACGCAGGAGACGAAGTGACTATAATCATAAAGGTCAAGCAATGAAATATTCTGTTTCTAAATCTACACCACGTAATATGCGTTATGCTATTTGTGATATTTGTGGATTTAGAAAACATATTAAAGAAATGACTAAAGTAACAGATATTTATAATAAAAATTATGGTTTATTAATATGTGATAGGCATTTACAACATAGTAAAACAAATCCACAACAAAAACCAAAAGTTATTAATGAAGTATTGGTTAAAAATTTAGATAAAATGCGCCCAGAGCCTTTAAATGATATCTATATAATAAATGATAATGATGATAGGCTGCCAAGTAAACCAAGTAATCCTAGAGTTAGGTCTGATCCTTTAGATGGATATGTTACTTTATATTGGGATGCTCCACAAGATCAAGGTTCATCTCCAATAACTGGGTATATTGTTGAAAGAGCTATCCCGCAAGATGTTGCATATGCTACATTGGAAGCTAATACAGAGACAAGTATTCCATCGTATATTGATACAACATTGTCAGATCCTGGTATCAGTGCTACTTATAGAGTAGCTGCTATAAATGGATTTGGACAAGGACCCTATTCTGATGAATTTTACTGGCCAACACAACTTAATTTATTACCTTCTGAGTATAGATATTTAGTAACTTCAGATACTAGTCTTATATTACAAACCGGTGATGGCGCATATATTATTGTAAAAGAGGTATAAGATGACTACTACAGTAGAGGCCGTTAAAGATTTAACTCCACTAGGAGCGGCTCAAGGAGGAGATAAACTAGTAGGTGAACGTATTGCGGGTACTACTGGATTAATAACCTTTCCTCAATCATTGTCAACTTCAAGTTCTCCTCAATTTGCTGCACTGTCTTTAAGTGGCGCATTAACATTAGGCACACCGTTGTCTATGACAAATGGCGGTATGAATGCCAGCCTAACAGCCTCTAATGGAGGTATTTTTTATAGCACTGGGTCTGCAGGAGCAATACTTTCTGGAACTGCTACTGCTAATCAGGCATTATTGTCTGGAAGTTCTGCTGCTCCTGCTTGGTCTACTGCCACGTATCCTGCAACTACAACTATAAATCAAGTATTATATAGCTCATCCGCTAATACAATTACAGGGCTAACTACCGGAAATAATGGAGTTTTAATTACTTCTGGAGCAGGCGTTCCTAGCATTAGTAGTACTTTACCATCTGCAGTACAAGGGAATATTACATCTACAGGTACAATTACTTCTGGAACATGGAATGGATCACTAATTACTGGAATATATGGTGGTACAGGAGTAAATAATGGCGCTAGTACTATCACAATTGGCGGTAGTGTTACCCTTTCAGGCGCATTTACATTCACAGGAACACTAACTAACAATACAGCAGTTACATTTCCTACAAGTGGTACTTTGGCAACTACAGCTCAATTACCAGTCGCAGCTGCATTAACTAAAGTTGATGATACAAATGTTACATTAACATTAGGAGGCACTCCTGCAACTGCATTAATGCAAGCAGCTAGTCTTACTTTAGGCTGGACAGGACAATTAGGACTAACTAGGGGTGGAACTAATGCAAGCTTAGTAGCTTCTAATGGTGGTATTGTATATAGTACTGCTAGTGCATTTGCAATTCTTAGTGGCACAGCTACTGCAAATCAGATGCTTTTATCTGGGGCCAGTGGTGCTCCTGCATGGTCTACAGTAACACATCCAGCTACTACTACTATAAATCAATTACTTTACAGTTCATCTGCAAATGTTATAGCAGGCTTAGCAACAGCTAATAGTGGAGTTTTAGTTACAAGTGCAGGAGGTGTTCCAAGCATAAGTACAACGTTGCCTAGTGGTTTAGCAGCAACTAATTTAACCTTAACTACTCCAGCATTAGGAACTCCAAGTTCAGGCACTCTCACAAGCTGTACAGGACTTCCATTGTCCACTGGTGTAACTGGACAATTGGGAATTAGTAACGGTGGTACTAATGTTACTAGTGTTACAACTTCCCCTACTGCAACTGCTTTTGCTGGATGGGATGCAAATAAGAATCTTTCAGCTAATAATTTTTTAGAAGGATATACTTCTACTGCCACTGCAGCAGGCACTACTACTCTAGCTGTTGGTGATACAGAACAACAAGTATTTACTGGATCTACAACACAAACATGTAAATTACCTGTTGTTTCTACTCTTGCATTAGGCACTAAATACATCATAACAAATTTATCTACTGGGGTGGTTACTGTTCAATCATCAGGCACTAATACTGTTCAAGCAATGGCCGCAAATACTACTCTTATTGTACAAAGTAATGCAACTAGTGGAACTGGTGCCTCTGTATGGAATGTGATAGCTTATACATCTGCTGCTTCTGATATTACTGGATCAGGCTCTTTAGTTAGAGCTACAAGTCCAACATTAGTGACTCCAGCTTTAGGAACACCTAGCTCGGGCACTCTTACATCATGTACAGGGTTACCAATTTCAACTGGTGTCAGTGGTCTTGGCACAAGTGTTGCTACTGTATTAGCAAATGCTGCAGCAGGAGATACTTCTGGAGGAATTCCTGGTCATGTTACTTCAACATATACTCCGGTATTAACTTTTGGAGGAGGCTCTACTGGAATAACATATGCGGCTCAGTCAGGTTGGTATACTAGAATAGGAAATGTTTGTTTTGTGGCTGTTAAAATCGCTTTAACAAATAAAGGATCTTCTACTGGAGCAGCGAATGTAACCTTACCTTTCTCTGGTCGAACTTCTCCATCACAAATGTTTTCGGCATTACCTATAAATATTACTTTTGCCAATCATTTTGTATGTGATATGTTTTCTAATAATAATTATGTAATTTTTGAAAATTATGTATCTGCTAGTACAAGTACAACACTTACTGATACTGCTTTTGCTAATAATTCAACTATTTATTTTTCTGGGTCATATTTAATTTAAAGGATAGATTTTATGTTAATACCTATGTACAATCTTTTAAGATTAAAATTTCCTGATTTAGTTTTTGAACATATGTGTACTGTAGCAATTAATGAGATGGGTGAAGAGTATATTAAAAGTTGGGAAATCGACACTATTCCTCAGCCAACAAAAGAGGAATTAATGTCTTTTCAAAATGACCCTGATATACAAATAGCTTATCAAATTTATTTAAATACAGAAATAAATTATCCTGTTTTAGAAAAATTAAAAGAAATTGATTTACAGTCTATACGTAGTTTAAGAGAAGGAAATACAGATAAATTACAACAATATACAGCTCAAGCAGTTGAATTAAGAAAACAATTACTTCCAATGACTGCAGAAAAGATAGGGGCCATTAAATGACAGTGTCCACCAGTTTTACTTATACTCAAGCTAAAGATGAATTAATAAAAGATTCATTTAGGCTTATTTCAGCATATGGTGATGGATTGACAATCAGCAGTGCTGATATGTCATTTGCAACTAGTATGTTAAATAAAATGCTTAAAGCATGGGCAGTAAAAGGCCCTCATCTATGGTCAACTGTTGAAGGTATATTATTTCTTGATCAATATCAAAGTACATATACAATAGGCCCTAATAGCACTCAACATGCAGCATTAGCTAGTGATGTTATTATGACACAATTAAATGGTGCTGTTAGCTCTGGAGTATCAACTATTATTGTTGATTCTACTGCTGGCATGGTTGCAAATGATAAAATTGGAATAGTGTTGACAGATAATTCTTTATTTTGGACAACAATTAATACAGTCAATAGCGCAACTAGTCTATTGTTAAATAGTACTTTAACAGGTGCTGCTTCTGATAATAATTATATATTTACATATACTAATAGTTTAACTAAGCCTTTAAAATTAAACCGTTATCCTAGATTTGTTGGTGGATACGATAGTGGAGCAACATCTACACAAGTAGAAATTCCTTTTGAATTAGTACCTTATGAAAATTATATGAATATTCCGGTTAAAACTTATAATTCTCAGTATATTAACCAAGCTTGTTATAAGCCTGGCACTACTGATGGAACATTTTATGTTTTTCCTAGACCTTCTAATTGTTCGTATAGAGTACAATTTACTTTTGCTCATGATTTAGCAGATATGCTTATCAATACAAATAATTTTGATTTACCTCATGAATGGTATGAATGTATTACATATCAATTAGCAATAAGATTGGCTAGACCTTTTGGGCGTGCTGCTGCTTTAGTTGATTTAGCTCCAATGGCTTCTCAAATGCTAAAAGATTTAATCGAATGGGATCAAGAGAATATGTATTTAGATGTGAGGCCTGACGATGCAACTTAATTTAGCAACAGGTGCATATAATGATATTGATGTTGATATTAACAATCAAAAATGTGTAAATTTTTATAGTGCACCTGCTGGCCCATTTGGCAGAGGAGCCCCTAATGAAAACAATATTCCTTCTGTTCTTAGATTAACTGCCGGTGTAAAATCTATTTTAAACTTAGGTGTAAGAGGCATTAGATCTCAAATCTATGTACGTAATTATCTATATGTAACTACTAATGATACTATTTATAAATTAAGTATTGATACAGTTAATTTAACAGCCTCTATTGTTTCAAGCTATACTATTGCTAATTTAACTACTTATGTAGATGTAGCATATAATGATTCACAAATAATGTGGGTAGATGGCACTAATGGGTATATTTATAATGATCAAACTGCAACATACTCTCAAATAGTTGATGCTGATTTCCCTAGTAATCCTACTAGTGTGGTATGTACTGGTGGTTATTTCTTTGTTAATAGTGATGGTACTGGCCTAGTATATGCAAGTGATATAAATAATGGTCTTTCATGGAATGCTTTAAACAAAGCTACTGCAGAAACTAAATCAGATAATGTAATTAAATTAGCAGTATCAAGGGAAGAATTATGGATGATAGGCCCTGAATCTGCTGAAATATGGTATAATGCCGGGAATCCAACTGGATTTCCTTTCTCTCTTAGAGTAGGATTGGCTTTAAATACAGGTAATCTTGCTCCTTTTTCTACTCTTAATGTTAATGATAATTTAGTTTGGTTAGACAGTAGAGCATATATAAGTGAAACTGGTCCTTCTGCTCTTGTGAGAGCTACTAATTCAGGGTATCAATTAAATATAATTGCTACAGAAGCAATTACCCATGCTATTAAATCTTATGGTACAATTAGTGATGCTATTGGATGTGTCTATAATGATCGTGGCCATATAATGCTACAATGGAGTTTTCCCACTGAAAAAGTAACATGGGTGTATAATTCTACAACACAGTTATGGCACCAACAAGCATATTATAATGAGTTTCTAGAAGAGCAAGAACATTCTATATTTCAATTTGTGTCAGAGATTAATAATGTTAAAATTGCTAGTGGTTTAAGGGATGGCAATATATATGTTTTATCTGAAAACTATTATGATGACAATGGGGTATTAATTAGGAGAAATAAAATATTGCCTTATTTATATCAGCCAACTGATTTAAAATATGTTACATTACAACAATTATTTATTAAAGTAGGTATTATAGATATTCCTATAGTAGGTGATTATACATCAGCTATGTTAGGAGTTAAGTATTCAAAAGATAATGGGCATAATTGGTCTGCTACTTTATGGAGAGAATTGAGTACTGGAGAATATGGTAGTTTTTTCTCTTGGAATCTTGGAATAACATCAAGATCTTTATTAATAGAAATTAGTATGTCTTCTCCTGTAGCATTAACACTAGTCAATGCATGGGCAAATACTGAGGTAGAAACATGACATTATATATAAATGGTGGCTTAGTTCAAGCATTTAAATCTGATGGAAGCTTTGCTGCGAGTGGAACTTTAGAAGCATATGTTGCAGGTACTTCAACTCATCAAGCCACATATCCTACCACAGCGGACGCAAATGCTGGCACTAATGCTAATACATGGCCTGTAACATTAGATTCAGAAGGTAAAGCAGTATGCGCTATTAATGCAGCTACTGATATTATTTGTAAAGATAGCGATGGGAATATATTATGGAGTGTCCCAGGTATAAATCCTACTTCTACAGATTTATATGATACTAATGGAAAGCTTATTCTTAAATTTTCTTCTGTTTCTAATTCTGTAAATTATTGGACAATTAGTAATGCTTCTACAGCAGGTACTCTAAATTTTTATGCTACAGGATCAGATACTAATATTGCAACTTCTATAACATCTAAAGGATCAGGGGATTTAAAATTAGACGCAGGGGCTACAGGTACAATAATATTAGGAGCTACTTCTACAGGAGGAGTTAAACTATATAACTCCGTGCGGTTTATGACAGAAGGCTTTCCATTTAAAGATACTGCAGGCAATAATATAGCGCTTTTTTCTAAAAATGCCTCCGCAGTTAATTATCTTATTTTTTATAATAATGCTACAGGACAAGGCCCATATATTCAATGTGCTGGTTCTGATAGTAATATTTCATTGTTTCTTGATCCTAAAGGAACTGGAAACATATCTATGCAAAAAAATATAAGATTAAACAATGTAAATCCTTATATATATGACTCTAATGGCAATACCCATATATCATTCATTTCTACTGCAAACGCTGTTAATTATACAAACTTTACTAATAATGCTACAGGAGCTAATCCGATAATAAGTGCAAATGGTTCTGATTCTAATATATCATTAGTATTGAATAGTCAAGGTACAAAAGGGGTATTAATTAAAGGAGCTACAGATGCGACTTCTCCTGCTGCAGGTTATGTAGGAGAGATTTTGCAATCTATTGTTACTAGTGTTGCGATGGCCTCCTCAGCAACAACATATCAACTAACCTCCTTAACTTTAACTGCTGGCAATTGGATGGTATTTGGGAATATCAATATAGTTAATAGTGGTGCTAATTTAACAAATTTATCCTGCGCAATTGATACAACTACTGCGACATATAGTGATGTTAATGCTTCTTTAATACTCGGCATATCGGCAAATCAATCATTAGCATTGCCCGTGCCTACTAGATTATTTTCTGTTAATTCCAATACTACTGTATATTTTAATGCTAAGGGAGTATGGGGTGCGGGCACTACAACAGGTAATGTTAAAGCCTATGCGATAAGATTACCATAATGATGAAATTTAGAGAAATAACAAATGAAGGATTGACTCAGTTTTTTTTATCTGATCCTGATTTATTAACATTAGCATTACCGGATGATGAGATAATTCATTTATATGAACATAAAGAATTTGTATGTGATACAGGTTCTAATTTTATAGAAGTTGTAGATAATGAAAATAATTCTATTGCTGTTATTAGGTGGGAATATTTTACACAAATAGCAATAGTTGTTCACATCTATTTAAAAAGTATCTATCAACATAGACAACAAGGTGATAAACTACAAGAAATATATGATTTGATGTATAATCATTTAATAACAAATACTAAAATTAGGAAAGTAATTGCATTTGCAACAAGCACTTCTCCACAAGTAATAAAAGCAGCAGAACGATATGGTTTTGTAAAAGAAGGAAGTCTCAAAAATGCAGTAGTATGGCGAAACAAAGTAGTTGATTTAGAAATATACGGTCTTATCTTAGCGGAGAAATAATTATGCCAGCAGCAGTGGGAGCATTAGGGTCATTAGCAGGGGGATTGGCAGCTAAAGCAATTATGGGGACTCCTCCAACTGCTCAGCCTGATACTAGTATTCCCGGGGTAACTTCTGCTACTATTAAGAAAGGATATAAAGGAGGTCAAGGAATATCAGTTGCACAAATAGACCCTACAAATGCAATTAATTATTTTAAACAAGCAGCAGCCACTTCTAAAGATTATTATACTCAAGGGTTAGATATGTATGGGGCTTCTATTGCCCAAGCTATCGGCACTATTAATAATAATTATGCTCAAGCAAACTATAAATTAGCAGGGACTGCACAAGCTGGACAAGATGCACTTAATAGGGAATTACAATGGATGGGCTTGCCAGCTATGTCTCAATCTGCAGGAATAGGGGATGCTTTAGCAAATATAGGTGATTTTCCTGAACTACAAAAACAATTAACTGCTGCAGAACAATTAACTGATCCTAATCAACGTGCTGCTGCAAAACAACAAATATTAAATGCTCTACAAAGTGCTAAGATAGGGCAAGTTCAAAGTGCTGCTGCTCCTGGGGCTCCTCCAGATAAACCAGTCTATGATGTTAAAAAAGGTGCTCAAGACCCTAACTATAATGCGCAATACTATGCTCAATACAATCAATGGTTAAAAGATATTGGATATACTGGATCTGTTCCTACTGGATTTAATGGTGGAGCTAATTTAACTAATGAGCAACAAAAACAAGTAGATCAATTAGCAGCAAATGCAAAAGCAAAATATCAAACTGACATGGCTAATTACCAACAACAGCAACAAGCAGATCAATTAAAGGCTGCTCAAAATGCTATTCATGACTCATCTATTGATAATATTTATAATCAGTTTGATAGAGCTTATGGAACAGAAGCACCTCAAACTATCTCACCTGGAGATGTAAAAGCACAATTAGAGGCAACTCCTGGATATCAATTTACTTTTGATCAAGGTTCCCAAGCAATACAAAGATCTGCTTTAGCACATGGTAATTTAATGAGCGGCAATACTGCTATGGCATTAACTCAATTTGGACAACAATTAGGTGACACTACATTTCAACAAGCATTGTCTAATCTTGCTAGTATTGCGACACAAGGATTGCCAGCACAAGGACAAATAGCCTCAAATTATGTGAATGAAGGTAAAGATTTATCTTCATTATATACAATGGCTGGTGGTGCAGCCATGCAAACATACGGCAATATTGGTAATCAATATGCTAATAGTCTTAATAATGCAGGTGAGGCTACATATAATGCCACTGCAGCTAATGTTGCTGCTCAAAATGCCGCTCTTACTGCTTATCAAGCACAGCAAGGACAAATGGCACAACAAGCTATTGCCTCTGGTCCTGCATATATGAATGCACAAACACTGCAAAATCAACAAAATTATCAAGTATTTCAAAATCAACAGGCAGGAAATACTTTTGCAGGGGGCGGAGGAGGATACAATATATTGCCAGTAGGAGGGGTGTCTAATCCTGGTAATCCAGTTAGTTTAAGTGGCCTTAATTTATAGGAGTTAGGTTAGAATGACACAATCAAAAATATTTAATAATCTAAGTGATTATTATATGCAACAATCACAAAACAATAATACTGGCGGTATTATGCCTTCTAATCCTGATCAACCTGATGCTAGTCCTGTGCCTGGAAATAACACAACTCCTATATCTCAACAAAGTTTTGCCATGCCTAATTCTATTCCTATTTCCGCAACTCCTCCTCCATATACAGGAGGTACAACTTTTGTCCCAGGAGTAGGTAATTTAGGCCCAGATTTAGGTGGATATGTTAAAGGTGCACAAGCCTTACAAGACTACCAACTAAATGCTGCTAAAAATCAAAGAGCCAATGAAGAACTTGGTATTTCTAAAGCTGAATTAGGAGTTAAACAAGATTTTGTTAAAATTGCTCAAGCTAGATTAGGAATAGATTTAAATGATGCTTCTATGAAAACTAAAACATTTGAAGATCAGCAAACAATACAACAAGGAATGGCTGATGCTGCACAACAAGGCGGATATGACGGGGTTATTGATTATCTTAAAACTGCAGACCCAGAAAAAGCTATTGCTTTTCATGCAATGAAATTACAGTTAGATAACAGTATTATGCAAAATGATGTAATGAAAGCACAATTACCTACTGCACTTGATCAAGCAATGTTAGATACTTATAAACTAGGTTCTAGGTTTGCAACTGCTATTGCTAATGCCCCAGCAGATCAACAACCAGCAATGTATCAGCAAGCATTACCTATGTTACAAAAAGTATTAGGTCCTGATATCCCTAAAACATATGGTCCTCAAGCACAAGCTATGGGATTATTATTAACTGGTTTAGGATCTCCTGAAAATATGTTATATGCTAATCAAGGTATAGCTGCTTTAACTGATGATAAAATGAATCAATTAAATATAGCTAAACAAGAAGCTGTGAAAAAATATGGTGCTGGAAGTGATGTTGTACAGCAAATACAAAATGAAATAACTGCAGAAGATGCTAAAAATGTTCAAGCTACTTTAGCTGTTGAAAAAGCTAAACAACAATTATCTGGTAATACTCCAATGACTCCTTATCAACAAGCACAATTAAATTTATCTTATAATAACGCATTACACAAATCATCTAAAACATATATAGACAATATGGAAACATTGGGTCAAGTTCAAATAATGGCAAAAGAAGCCAATGATGCATTTAATAAAGGAGACTCTAATCCAACTGCTTTAGCTGGATTACGATATAAAATAGCTAGGCTATATAATGGGCCTGGGGTTTTAAATGACAATGATTTAAACAATACTTTAGCTTCTTATGGATTAGGTACTTTAAGTAAGAAAGTTAAATCTTATTTATCCGGCCAAAATGAACAATTGGCTCCTTGGGAAGTAAAACAAGCATTAGTATTAGTTAATCATATTGCAGATAATTTTCAAGCTAAACAAGAAGCAAAAGAAAAATTATGGACAGATAATTTACCTCCAAATTCAGGTATAAAATTAATACTTCCTAGCCAAGAATATAAGAATATTTTATCTAAAAATGGATTGGGCAATAATACTCAAACAATGTCTAAAGATCAGATAGATACTATGTATCAAAATGCAATAACTAAGGCTCCTGATAAAAAAAATCAATTAGACCAGTTACGCGCCCAATTATACCAACAAAATGGGATACAATAAATGAATGATGATCCATTTGCAGCAATAGTAAACTCTGATAATGGGGCTGCTGCTCAAGCACCTGATCAAACTAATACAGCAAGTCCTAATCCAACTGCTGTAAATGACCCATTTGCTTCAATAGTAAACAATATTGATCAGCAAACAAGTGCTGATAATGGTAGTTTAATGGCTGGTGTAGATGCTATTAATAGACAATTTGAGAAAATGGCAATTGGTACAATGAAACTAGGAAGTTATGCAATTCCTGGTACTTCTGATTTTAGAGCTAAATTAGATAATCTTAATAATTATGGCAATGGCAGTACTGTTATAGGAGATCAGCAAGCCACAAAAGACTTTAATGATCATCCTTATGCTTATGGTATAGGAGCAACATTAGGTACCATTGGGTCAGGTATTGCTTATGGCAATCTTGCTGCAGGTCCTACAAGTGCTATAGCCTCTAAAATAGCGCCTCAATTAACAGCGGGTTTAAATACAGCTTTTACAGATAGCCCTATATTAGCAAGAACTGCAAAAGGAGCATTAGCCGGTGGAGGATTTGGAATTGTTCAGCCTACTTATGGTAATAATATTTCTGATAATTTAGTTAATGGGGCTGCAGGAGCTACATTAGGCACTATTGCAAATAATATTATTCCTGCACTTAAAACTATTAAAGATAGTGTTATAGGTGCAGAAAATTATAAAAGTTCATTTACTTCAAGAATTTTAAGTCCTTCTAAAGCTGCTACTCAGGATGTAACTGCAACTATTAATCCAACATTGTCTATAAATAATCCTGAGAATAAAATTGGAACTGTTGCTAATTTGCCATCTAATACAAATGTTCTTGATAGTAATTTACAAGCATTTAATAAATTAGGTATCAATCCTACCCCTGGACAAGTTACTGGCTCAGAAAGTATGTTAGGTAAAGAATATAAAGCAGCAAATGGACTTGGAATAGAAGGAACTCAACAATTAGCATTTAATCAACAAGAAAGTTTAAATAAACTACAAAACCATATTGTTACTTTAGTTAATAATATGGCTCCTGACGATACTAAAAATGCAGCAAATCAATTATATGGTTTACTTAAAGATAAAACAATTGCACAAGACTCTACAGACAGTTTATTAAAAAATCCTACTATTAATAATTTAATGAATCAAATTAATAAAGACGATATTGTTAAAACATTTAATGGAGATGTAACAAATGTCTCCCAATTGCCTGATAACTCATTATCTAAATTAGATTATATTAAACAAATAATTGATGATAGATTATGGAATGATAATAGAGTTGTTGACTCAGCAAATAAGTTAGCCACTAATACAAAAGATGCGTTAATGACTGCAAGAAATAAAATACTTGACACTATTGATTCTCAATATGGTGATGTATATGTCCCTGCAAGAGCTGCAGCCCAAAAAGTAGCAATACAAAATAAATATTTAGATTTACTAGATAAAGTTAAAAATACTCCAGGAACAATTATAACAACAGGAGATAGCATGAGTGGTATAAACTATCTAGATAAAACTAATAATTTATTATGGGGAGACAATAATAAAATAAATCAATTTTTAACTGATGTTAAAACAGTAGGGGGAAATACCGAAGCTGCGGATGCTATTGTAAAAGTAGCAAATCAATTAGCTAAAACTAATGTTAATAAAATTATTGCATCTAATGCCGGAACTCTTCCAGACTTCTTAGCATCTGGCTCTAAATCTAGTATGGCGCAAAGATTTATTCTTACTTTAACTGACGGTAGATATCAAAAAGCACTGTTAGATTTAACTACTTCTGGAGATAAATGGGTACCACAAATTAAACAAGAGATAATAAAACAAACAACTCCAGCAGCAAAAGCAAAAGGATTTATGAAGCTAATTATAAATGCCGCAAATCAATTAAAATCTGAGCCAGTTAAAGGCAATATTAATGCTAATATTGGAACTACTTTAACTCAGCCTTTCGTATCTAATAGTTCAGACAATCAATAAGGATTCATTTAAAATGGTTGCTCATAAAATAACTGATGAACAACTTATATCAGAGATTAATGCAGGACTGAATTATTCTTTAATTTCTCAGAAATATGGTATAAGTTATCGTAATCTACTATCTAGAATAAAACGATTAGACATTAAAAAACCAGAAAATTTACATTCTCATATAAAAGGAACTTCTACTTTATATGATCGTAACGGTAATATCACTCAGCAATGGGTTAAAACTTCAATCCCTAAAGAAGAGCAATTACAAATATTAAAAAACAATATATTCGACTTAATTAAAAAACTTCCTAAATTAAACGAACCTGAATATAAAGAAAAAGCTAACAATAGTGATTTAATGGCGGTGTATCCTCTAGGCGATCCGCATATTGGTATGTTAGCTTGGGACAATATATCTGGGGAAGAATGGAATCTAAAAATAGCAGAAGATGTATTTATTAAATTATTTGATCGTATAGTTAAATCAACTCCTAATTGTAAAAAAGCAGTTATATTAAACTTAGGTGATTTATTCCATTATGATAATATCGAAGGAATGACTAGTCGTTCTAAGAATCTTTTAGATAAAGATGGCTTTTATCCTCAAATGGTTCAAATAGCTGTTAAAATAGTTAGAAGATTAATTGAAAGTGCATTATCTCATCATGAGATAGTAGAAGTAATTAATTTGCCAGGTAATCATGATGACGTAGGAAGTGTATTTTTAACTATATTTTTAAAACATGTATATGAAGATTGTCCTAGATTAATTATCAATGAATCTTTCTCAGTATTTCATTATATTCAGTTTGGTAAAACACTGATAGGTGCACATCATGGGCATTCATGTCCTATGGATAGATTACCTGGTGTTATGGCTTCTGATAAAGCAAAAGAATGGGGTGAGTCTAAATTTAGATATTGGTTAACAGGGCATATTCATAAAGACATGAAAAATGAATATGCTGGATGTACTGTAGAATCATTTAGAACATTAGCTGCTAAAGACTCCTATGCTGCTACAAATGGGTATAGATCTGGAAGAGACATCAAATCCTTAATATTTCATAAAGAGTATGGTGAAATAGAACGCCATACGGTGTCAATTATGATGTATGATGCCGATAATCCCTCTTAGGGTTAGCTAGTTAAACGATCAGCTTATCAGTAATAGGTAAGTATACCTTGCATACAAATCTCTTCTTACACGTTAAATATAGAGTTCAATTATTATACAGCCTATAAATTAATGTGGAATATTCTCCAATTCTTCTAATTGTTTATATAAATCGTTAATTTCTTCATCAATCCAATCTTTTTGCTTTTCTAGTTTTGATATTTCATCTATTATTTCATCTCTAGTCATTTTATTCCCCTTATTGTTTCTTATAGGTAAATGTTTTAAACACATATCCCATTCTTTCTAAGGTAGAAATACAGCTTTTTTTAATAGCTGCTATTTCATCATAATCTGAAACCATCTCAGAGAAATAATCAACATATAAAGAAGTTTTATCTTTACTTTCTCCAGACACCCTAAACTCATATACTCCTTCTTCAATATCAATTTTCATATTATTTCTCCTCTAAAATTATAAGACTATTTCTAATCTTCGTCACAACATTATCTAATATATAAGCTTTTGTAGCATATTTATTTCTTTCAAAAGATTTATATCTATTTTTAAAATTATCCATTTCTTTTAAATATTTATTTCTTGTCTGAATAATAGCTAAAAATATTTCTTCGCATTCAATATCAGTCAAATCTAAATTTGTAATTTTATTCCCATTATTAGTTAATTTCATTTCTTAACCTCATTAACCGATAAATAGAAATTGCTCGATTATATGCTGCAGATAAGCTAGTATATAATTCTACAATATCAGGATAGTCATAACTATACAAAATATAAGTATGGTTAAGTTGTTGTCGTATTCTTAACTTTAAGTATTTCATCCTCTACCTCAATACTAAATAAGTTTTTTAATTCTTCTTTTGTAGTTTTTATACATTCTAAAATACTTACAACATCCACTTTATCTAAAACATGCCGGTTAAATAATTCCAATATTGCATCAGGCAATTTATGATAATAGCCAATTGTAGTCACAGTCTCTAAATTATTTTTTTCTTTAGATATTGTTATTTTAGATAATACAAAACAATGAGCCGTTCTTTCTAAGGAATAGCTATTATTTCTATATATGAATTTCATATGACCTCCTTAATACATTTCATCTTTAGTGCCTATATATTTTTTACCAAAGTATTTCTTCAGGTCTGCTCTTAATTTGCCTCTAGATACTTTTAATTCTCCTGCTGCTTTTACTTGATTATATCTAGTCTTGGTCATTAACACTTCTAATATTTCTTTAGTAACATCCTCTATTAAATCATATGCATTAATTTCATTATGTAACAAATCTTCTAATATCTCTTCTCTAATGTTCATATTTATTTTCCTCTGTTATTTATATTTTCTAATCAATTCTAATCTAAATCATTCATACTAATTGCCAATATACAATTTTGTGTTTGTTCTACAGATTTTTTTATTTTCTCTATATTTAAATTTAATACGGTTAATATTTTTACTACTTCTGCATTAAATGTAAGTTGTTCTTTTAAAAACAACTCCAAACACTCTTCTCCTATCTCTACGCCATTCATTGCTTACTCCCCCATTTTGCTATTAATAAAGCTTCTGCTCTATTATGATCAGATTTTCTTTCTAAATATTGTGCTGCATCAGGAAATATTCGTATCGCATATGTTCTACATAATTCCTTATCACTAGTTAGTTTAAAATACTTCTTCCATGTTTGAGGGGCAATAAAATAAGTTTCTATTCCTTCACAGGCCAATATTGCCTTTATTGCGCCAAACGTATCACCCATGCTAAACATACTAACAACACCTTGCCCTGGCATAGGATTTATATTCTCTACATATGCTTTCATTTCTCCATACTCAGCAAACCAAGACGCTATAACTAACTGTAATCCTTTAGGGTTTATACAGCGTTTAACTTTACCTTGTCCTCCTCCTCTAATCATTGTTGGTAAATCCATAATCTCATAAAACTTACCTGTATCATCTAATAAACAAATGGCTCCACTTAATCCTGGGTCAATCCCTATTATATACATATAGTTACCTTAATTTTGATTATTGCACATTATTCAAATCCCTATCTCTATCAACTTCCTTGATTGTATAATTAGCACTATCAAGTCCATATACATCTGTTATGTAGTAATTGGCTTCTGCCCTATTTGTAAACTCTTTTAAATGCATCCATTCTTCATCTTTATGCACAACATAATAAACTATCATCTTGAATCTCCACATATTGCTCATATTTGTCTAAATGCCAATATTGTAATAAAAGTTTAAATTTATTCCAGTAATATGTTAAATCACCATGCATCTCTAATAATAATATATTGGGTTTTAATGCAGATAAAAAGATATTGCCATATTGAGCTTTAGGCATTTTTAAACCGTACCCATAAGCAATTAATTGTTGTTTATGCGACTCATAAGCTTTAAATTTATTAATATCTTCACTATCTTTAGTTTTAAAATCTAATATAATACCTCCATTATATTCTGTTGAAATATCTACTTTGCCTCCATATAGCCCACCAAAATTAAATGAACGCTCAGGAATCCAATCAGTTCTTTGTAACATAGGCCATTTATTCTCAATTAATTCAATCACCGGTACGATAAAATCTCTATATTGTTCTTTTATTTTCCCAGACTTATAATAATGCTCTAATGCATCATGTATTTTATGTCCTTGTCCAGTGATTCTTTCTTTCTCTATTTTAATTAATTGGCTTATTTTCTTTTTCCAATCTTCTTTACTAGTTCCCATTTCACAAAATGGATGTTCCATACAAATATCAATAGCACTATAAATCATCCAATTAATAATATTTTCATTTCCTACTTGACCAGAAATAGAAGTAACTCCAGGAACTAATCCTAAATCCCTAGCTTCTTTTACATACGGTGCTCTTGCCTTACCATTTTTCCCAATAATTTCATACGCTGGATTCCCTTTACTATCATAATAATGTGTCATATTATTTCCTCAAGGTTTTGCTTCTAACCAATTATTTCCTATTCCTACCTCTGCAACTACAGGCACAATTAACTTATAGGCATCTTCCATACATTCAACTAATTTAAGACTCTCAATTTCAGCTTGCTTAGAACTAATAATTATTTCATCATGCACACATAACATAAACTGTAATCCTGCTTCATCTATATTAATCATTGCTTGCCATAGTTGATCTAATCCGCTACCTTGTATTAGCTTAGACATACCTTTATGTTCATTACTTTTCATATCTCCTTTATATTCATAAGGCGGGTCTATATTAAGTCTCCTTCCTCCTATTGTTTTTATATATCCATTTTGCTTTAATCCTTTTGCAGTAGCTTGCTGTAATTGCTTCATAAAAGGCAATAAAGCATGATATTGTTTTAATATTGATTGTGCTTGCTCAATAGATATATTCAATCTATTAGCCACTTTTACAACTCCCATACCATAAGACAATCCTAAAGTAAGCATTTTAGCCACATCATATTCAAGCTTAGTCATTTCAGCAACTTTATTATGATATTTCATTTTAGGGTTTTCTTTCCATGCCTCTATTATTTGATCCACTCCTTGACACTTTAATAAAGCGGCATAATGCACCTGTAATCTAGGTTCTTGATTACTAAAATCAGCACATACAATTTTTTCATCTTCATGATAAGGTAAAAATAATTCTCTAATAGGTAATCCAAAATGCTCATCTCTACCACTTATTGCAAGAATATTTAACTCTAAACTACCTTGACCACCACCACTAGAAAATCTACCGGTTAAAGTAGCACCTAATGGTTTAAGTGTTGGAAACATAATCCCTATATTCTTTTTTCTATATTGACTCGGTATTATTTCTTGATATTTTAATATCTTTTGAATAAAATCTTTCTCTGCTTTATTTGCTTTGCGATATAAAGCTAAAGCCTGTAATGCTGGATGTCCTTGTTCTTCTAACCACTCCTTAGTAATACTATATGATCCTTTTATAGTTCTTGGAACTTCTAACCCATATTTTTCTAAAGCTTCTCCTACTTGAATACCTGAGTTAATATTAATATCTTCTTTTATAATATCTAAAAATTCATTTTTATTTTTAATTGCTAATTCTTTCCATTGTTTACTTAATTTATTAGTAATATTTAAATTTAACCGTAATCCTTTAAATTTTGCTTTTAAACATATTTTAATAATTTTAGATAAAGGATTTAAATCATAATAACTTAACAATGGTAATAATTTATTATATAAGTCCCAGGTTGCTTTAATATCATCTAAGCAATATTCTCCTACAATATTTGTAGGAAATAAATGTAAACTAGGTTTACAGAAATTTTCTAAAACTTTATAACTTGGCTTTGTATAACAATTTCTTCCAGTCTTTTCTTTATGTATTTGTTGGTATAGTCCAGAAGTCCAAGCATATTCATGCAGTAGATTAGAATTCTTATTAGTGGCACAGTCATATTCTGCTGCTAGTCCTTCTAAAGAATAATCTCCTCCTTTTATTTGTTTAACTAATTTTGCCATTAACATAGTGTCATGAATAATTGGTAAATATTTTTCTATATTTTTATATTCTTTATATATAAACTTAATACATCCTAAATCATATGCTGCATTATGCATAATCATAATAGATGCATTTTTCATATAAGAACTTAATATAGATTTTGAATTAACATTATTTATAAAATCTAAATAAATTTCTTCTTTATCCGTCTTAATACCACATCCTAAAATCTTAAAATCAATTTCAGGATAATGGTATCTAAAAACAGCTCCACTACCATATTTTTTAAGCAATGGATCATGAGTTTCAAAATCTATGCAAGTTAAAGTCATTTACATTCTTTAAGTAATTTGATTAATTTATTAGCAAACTTTTTAAAAGCTGCGGACTCTGCTGCTGACCTTGCTAACCATTCTGTTGGCCATGCTGCTGACTCTGCTGACCATGCTGCTGATTCTGTCGACCATATTACTGATTTTGCTACTGACTCTGCCGACCATATTATTGACCTTGCTGCTGTCTTTACTGACTGTGCTAATTTTGCTGCTGACCATCCTAACTCTGCTGCTAATTTTGCTGCTGAACATCCTAATTCTGATACTAATTCTGCTGCTAATTTTACTTCCTCAATTTGATTTTTATCATTGCTCTTTAATGCAGCAATCATTTGCTCATTAACTGCAATAACTTGCTTAATTATTTGCTTAATTTTATCAT